ACTACGGACGAGTCCGGTAAGATCACCGGCGGTCTGGATGACCAGATTAAGGCAATCTCCGAGGCACGTCCTTATCTGATTACCAATGGCGCCGGCAATGCTGGTGCTGCTAACGGTACCGGTAAGAACGGCGGTGCTGATGACTTCGGCTCGATTACCTCCCGGGAAGAGTTCATGAAGCTCCCCACCGATAAGCAGGTGGAGTTCAAGAAAGCTAACCCTGAGGTGTTCAAAGGGTTCATGACTGGCCTGTAAGACCAAAATCTAAAATTTCAGAAAGGTGGAATAATCAATGCCTGGAACCTATCTTGGTTATCCCTTCGACGAGGAAATCTTCCTCATGCAGTGGATGACCGAAGCTGATCCCGTGAAGCTGGCTATGCTGAACAGCGGCGCCTTTCGGGAGGATGCCACCATTCGGCGTCTGATTTCCAACGGCTCCAATACTTTCAGTGTACCCATCTACAACATCATCGGCGGCACGCCTGACAACTACGACGGCGCCACTGACATCACCATGGATGAGCCCGACGGCAAGAGCCAGTCCGGCGTTGTCTTCGGTCGCTCCCACAGCTGGAAGGACCGTGACTTCATTCGTGACTTCAACTCCGGCGCCGATCCCATGCGGCAGATCACCTCTCAGGTGGCTCGGTATTGGGACAAGCAGCGGCAGAAGATCGCTCTGGCTATCCTGGGCGGTGTGTTCGCCTCTACCGACGACACTTACGGCTACGCTGACGCCTGGAAGGACCACGTCTACGACATCTCCGCCAGCGGCACTCCCACTGACGACAACAAGATGGGCGCGACGACCCTCGGCGATGCTACCCAGAAGGCCTTCGGCGACAACTCCGATATCGTATCCATGATCTGGATGCACTCCGCTGTTGCCCAGCACCTGGCCAACCTGGAGCTGCTGGAGTTCCGTAAGTACACCGATCCCCAGGGCATCGAGCGTACTCTGAAGATCGCCGACTACAACGGCCACACGGTCATCGTTGATGATGACTGCCCAACCGAAGGCACCGGCACTTCCAAGAAGTACACCTCCTATGTCCTCGGCCAGGGCGCTATGTCCCATGCCGCTGCTCCTGTGGATACCCCCGTTGAGGTGGGCCGTAAGGAACTCGAGGCCGGCGGCTACAACTTCCTGGTGACCCGCCTGCGTGAGAGCTATCACCCCCACGGCTTCTCTTATAAGCTGCCTACCGGTGTGATTTCTCCCACCAACGATCAGCTGGGCGCTGCCGCCAACTGGATGCTGGTTGCGAATCCCAAGACCGTGCCCCTGGCGAAGATCATCACCAACGGCTGATCGGAGGTACCATATGATTTACGCGGTAAGCGATAAGTTGTATGTGCGCGATCCTGAGGGCTTCACGCCCGTGACCCTCAGGATTAGCTCCGCAACTACTGCGGAAACCTCCGCGGCAGATGTTCCGTACCTCAAAGAGGGTAAGCCCAAGCTTAAGGAGTTGCCCGAGGGATATGTCCGGCTGACCTGGCCCGAGGTGCTGGCCAAGTATCAGGCGAGCGCACCTCACGACGCCGAATCTACTAAGAAGGAGGGTTAATCGATGGAACTGGACGACCAGCTGGGTTATGTGACCCTGAGCGAAGCCAATAGCTACATCACGGATACTTATGTCTCCACGGATGAGCTGCGCATCGCTTGGGAAGGTTTGTCTGATGAGGACAAGGCAGCTCTGCTGCGCAAGTCGTTCCAGACTATCGAGCTTCTCCCGTTTTTCGGCAAGAAGTTCTCCCCTTCGCAACCTAACGCGTTTCCGCGTTGGCCCTATGAAGAAGTTCCCAAGGCCATTAAGTACGCGCAGGTTGAGCAAGCTATCTTTAGTTGCGACGAAACCGCAAATGAGGAGGCTAAGCAGTATGAAAAGATGTGGCAGTGGGGTGTATCCTCGTATACTATCGGAAAGCTCTCTGAGAGCCTCAGCACAGGCGACTACGGTAAAAGCACGGCACAGACCACGGGAATCACTTCCGCGGCCGCTGCGAGATACCTCGCCCCGTTCATGCATGGAGGTTATCAAATCAGATGAGCCGGATGACAAAATTCCTTAAGCAGAAATGCCAGGTGGAGCCATACAAACTCGGTGAGGATGGCGAACCTGAAACCAATCGGTTCGGCGAACTCATCTACGAGGATCCGGTCACATGTAAGTGTCGTCATGAGGTGTGTTTTCAAGATATCCTCACAACGAATGGTTCCACAATCAGATCTGAGGCGCGCTACTTTTTAGACGAGACTATGGAAATCAAGGCTGACTACCGTATCGACGGCCATGTAGTTTTAACTGTGGAGGCCTATATTGGTCCCGCAGGTGAGACTGTTGGCTATGAGGTGTATGTGGCATGAGTGGTTCTTCCGCAACTTCGTTGAAAAGCGTTCAGGATGCTAAAAAGAAACTGACCGCCTTTCTCAAGAAGCTTGACACAGTACCTACGGAAATCCTTCAGGATGAAGCCCAAACGTTATACGCTGAGGTTATTGCTGAAGTACCTTATAAAACGGGTAAGCTGGAGAGATCCGTTAAAGTTTCTGTCTCTAAAGACAAGCGCCGCCCAGGTTTGAATGTTTCCGCCTCCGCGAGGTCCTCGAGTGGCTACAACTACGCGGGGATTCAGCACGAGAACGAAGAATACGAACACCCTATCAAGGGTAAAGCCCATTACATTAGTGAGCCGTTCGAGCGCGCGACGAAGCGTATCGAAGAGAGGATGCGAAAGGAGTTGAAGGTGGATGATTGAGGATAAAATCCTTGGTCTACTTCCCGGCAACCTGGCGTCTTTCGCTATTATTGGTGATCTACCTGGTACGAAGCAGAACATCATCGGCATTGTGCTCTACGATGGTAACATCAATACTGAGTACTTTGGTACGAGAACCGATAGTACGGTTTACAGACCTGTCATCAAAGTAGTTGTCCGGCATTCCAGCTACGAGACAGGGAAGTCTTGGGTCACACAGGTTAAGGATGCCCTGCATCGTTACCATGACGATGAAATCCTAAGCATCCTGCTTGTCGGGTCTCCTATGTATCTCGGCAAGAGTGAGGAGAAACTTCACACGTTTCAAGTAACATTTTCTTTACAAGTAAAGGAGTGATATCATGGCTGACGTGACTGAGTCCCCTTACACTGGTCTAACGGCGAGCGTTAAGATCGGTTCGGGTGACGAGCAGGAAACCCTGGCCTATATCTCCGGCGCTGATCTGACGCTGGAGAAGGACATCATCGAGATCCTGGCCTTCGGCATGCAGTTCAAGGAGAAAGTTCCGGCTATCAAAGACTGGTCCCTGTCCCTGGACGGTACCGTGGCTCTGGCTTCCGGCGGCACACAGGAGAAGCTGTATGCGGCGTTCGATAACGCCAAGCCCCTGACTCTGGGTATTTACCTGGACGAGAACACCTACTTCGAGGGTACGGGCTATGTGTCCAGTTTCAACATCTCCGCCGCACCTGACGACAAGATCAACCTTACCTCGGAGATCGCAGGCTCTGGTGCAACCATCCTGTCGATGAACGGTGAGACGATCGGCGGTACCGGTGCGGATGGTGTGTCCACCAACAATTCCGGCACGACTTCGATTCCCAGCTCGGGCGGCTAAGCCCACCAGTGGGCGGCCGTTCACCTCCTGACGGTCGCCCACAATTTTTATACTAAAATAAGATAAGAAAGGTTGTTAATATAATGGCTGACGTTGTGAATATGAACGACATTCCTTCCATCGAAATTGATGGTAAAACCTATCCCCTTTCCACTAAGCTGCGTGTGGCGTACAAGATCCAGGGCCAGCATTCCCACAAGCCCTATACCGAGATCTTCAGCGGCATCGATAGCATGACTCTGGAGCAGCAGGTCAATATGCTTTACGCAGCCTTTGAGTGCGCCAACCCTGAAGACGCCAAGGTCATCAATTCCCAGAAGTTCCTGGACATGTTCCTGGACAACTATAACCTGGCCTTCATGATGGAGTGCCTGCAGAAGGTCATCAGCGGCATCCTGGGCAAGGATATCTCCTCCTCTGCAACCAACTCCGCGGACGCGACTGCTCAGGCTGACGAGGGAAACTGAGCGAGTCTGCCCAGACATACTATGACTTGTGGGTGTTAGGTGCACAGGCGGGCCTAACAGCAGATCAAGTCCTTGATATGAATATCCCAATGTTACAAGCTTATCTGGATGGCTATCAAGAAAAGCTCTTTGACCAGAGATGTTTGGCAGTGCATCAGGGATTCTGGGCAGGCTATTATCACTCCAAGAAACCCAAACCGCCTAAAGTGATTCTCAAACAGATGATGCGTGACTACTCCAAGGAGAAGAAGCGTATCCAGAACAAGGGTAAGAACATTCCCAAACCCGATGTTGACGTCGAGGCTTTCCTCGAGCGTGAACGTAGATTCAAGGAGAGAATGCGAAATGGATGACCAGGAAGTAAAGTACCAATTTACAGGTGACGTATCTTCCCTGCGCGAAGCTACTGAAGGTGCCCTTCAGCTGTTGACTCAATACCAGGACAAGATTAAATCCCTGACAAATGAAAATGCTTTTACGACCGACAAGAAAGTCACCAAGTCTCTGCAGACCAACTTGAATGCCGCGTCCAAGGCAGTGACAGACCTCCAATCCAAGATGAAAGGGTTGGGGGATGTCAAGATGCCTTTGAACTCGGAGGCAACTCGTTCTCTGAGTTCCGGTATTCAGACCCTGCAGAACAATTTTGATAAGCTCTCCAATTCCTCCAAAGTCACCGCAAAGGACGTTCGCGCGCTCGTTGCGGAGATGAAAACGGCTCGCCAGGAAATTCAGAACAGCGGTTCCGGTGTTGAGCAAATTGTCCAGAAAGAAATCAAGTGGCAGGATACTCTGGAGAAGGTGTCAAATACCTCTACCAAGGTCGCAACTAACGTCAAGACGGCCATGGACCAGATTAAATCCGCCGTGGGCAACTTAACGGCTCCTCTGGGCAACGTAGCATCTGCAATGCAGTCCATGAAGGATAAAGCTGCGAATGCTTTGGGCCGTATTGGGCAACTCGCTCAAGCAGCTGGCGCCGGTTTTAGAGTTTTCAAAGGCGATACGGAGGATGCGGACGCTTCACACTCTAAGCTGGCCTCCGTACTATCCCGTATTACGGGGCTCTTCAAGAAAGAGACGTCGGAGGTCGAGAACGAAGACCAGAAGCTGGACAAAAAGAATAACACTCTTAAGAAGTCCAGCACGTTGCACACCAAGTTAACTTCGTTACTTTCTAAACTCGGTTCGGCATTTAAGAACGAGGCTAAACATCTTACCTCGTTCATCTCTAATCTCAAATCCGCAAACAGTCAAACCAATTTGCTGAATTCGGCCATCAGCAAACTTATCCAGACTAAACTGGGTGATTGGTTAGCCTCTGCAATTGATAGCAGCATTTCCTATGTGGAGAACATGAATCTCTTTACGGTTGCAATGGGAGATTCGGCCGAGGCTGCTTCTGAGTTCCTTGAAAAGATGGCTGAGATTTATGGAATGGATCTCAGCAACCTATATAAGTATTCCGGTTACTTCTACCAGTTGACGGATGCAATCGGAATGACTTCTGATGCTTCGGAAACAATGTCGCTTTCGCTCACGAAGGCGGCTAACGATATGGCATCTCTGTTCAATACGGATGTACAGTCGGTTGTTGACGACCTGGCTTCCGGTATGCAGGGCATGTCCAGGGCGGTGCGTAAGTACGGTATCGATATTAGATCTACTACGTTGCAACAGACCGCCCTAAACTATGGCTTTACAGAGAATGTTTCGGCTACCTCTGAAGCCAACAGACAAGCGCTGCGTTACTTGACCATCATGAAGCAAATCAAGAACGCAACGCAGCAAACTTCCTCTTCTGTCGATGGTGCAACCACTGTAATGGGCGATTTCGCTCGTACGATTGAAGCGCCGGCGAACCAGCTCAGAATTTTCAAAGAGCAGATTTCGTCCTTTGCGCGTTCCATCGGCAATTTCTTCATTCCGGTACTGCAGAGTGCATTGTATGTAGTCAACGGCTTTATAATGGCCCTGACTCAGCTATTTACATGGCTAGCAGCACTTCTCGGTATTGATACCTCTTCTTTCGGTGGAGGCATCACTTCGGGCGCCGAGGACGCAACCTCTGCCGTAAGCGATATCGGTGATGAGGCTGATTCTACTGCGAAGAAGCTTAAGAATCTGGTATCGCCCTTTGATGAACTGACAATTCTTTCTCAGAATGCTGATAGCTCCTCTGGCAGTGGCAGTGGTTCTAGTACGGAAGGCCTTGATGCAGGCTTAGCTGCAGCCATCGCGGATATGTCTTTGGACCTCGAAGACATCCGCATGAAGGCACTGGATGTCAGAGATGAAATCCTTGCCCTGTTTGGGCTTAGCTGGGATGACAGTGAGCTTGTCGTAACAGCCGGAGGATTCATCGATGACTTGATGAAACTCTGGGACGCTGCCGATTACACCGGTTTCGGTGAGCGGGTTGCACAGTTCATTAACCAGGGTATTGAATGGGGTATTGGAGCAACTGATCCATCTAAGTGGAGCCCAATTCTGAACGAAAAGGTTCAGATTCTCGCAGAACTTTTGAACGGCTTTGTCGCCGGCTTAGATTGGGAAGGCCTGGGCAACATACTCGGCAACGGGATTACGATTGCCCTAGGAATGCTCAATACCTGGTTTACTACCTTCGATTATTATTCGCTAGGCGCAAGCTTGGCGGATGGCCTCAATGGTATTGTCGAAGCAGTTGACTGGGATCTCCTTGGTGAGACTATCGGCAACTACTTCATGTCGAAGATTAACAAGCTCAAAGGGTTCCTTGATGAGTTTGACTTCGCCGCATGGGGTGCGTCCCTAGGCACTGGACTTATGTCCGCACTCGACACTATCGATTGGGAAACCATTGGCAATACAGTCGGTAGTGCAGTTCAAGGTTTCATTGATATCTGGTCCGGATTCTTTGAGACTTATGAATGGGGTACTCTTGGCACGGATATTGCGACAGGTATTAACGCCGCCGTAACGTCCATCGATTGGGGTTCTCTGGCATCTACGATATCGGATGCATTGGCTGGTGTCATTGAGGAGTTGCGAACTCTTGTAACGACTCTTGACTGGAAAGCTATTGCTGAAGCTATTGCAGACTTCTTAAAGAATGTCGATTGGATGGGCTTGCTGGGCGATGTCGCATATGTTGCTCTGTATGCTCTGGCGAGTGCAATTCTTGGTATTCTGGATATCCTTTGGGATGCTGTAGTAGGTATTGCGAACTACATTGTCGAAGGCTTCCAGGATGGTATCATTGCCGGTCTGGCTAATATCGGTACATGGCTGTGGGATCATTTCATTAAGCCCATTATCGATGCAGTCAAGGACTTCTTCGGTATCCATTCCCCGTCTACGGTCTTTGCTGAGATCGGTGGATATCTAATTGAAGGTTTCAAGAACGGCATCCTGGATACGCTCAAGAACATCGGCAACTGGATCAAAGAGAATATCATCGATCCGGTTATCAACAATGTCAAGAGCTTTTTCGGAATTAGTTCTTCGAGCTCTACCTCGTTCTCCGATATCGGCAAGAGCTTGATGGATGGGCTGAAATCTGGCGTCACTGGTTCTATCAGTGCTGTGGTGAGTACCTTCAGTGGTCTGTACAGTAAGATCCAAGAAGTGTTTGCCCACGTGTCGGATTGGTTCAAGGATAAGTTCTCCAAGGCTTGGCAAGCCGTTAAAGATGTCTTCTCTACAGGTGGTAAGGTCTTTGATGGTATTAAGGAAGGAATCTTGTCCGGTCTGAAAGCCGTTATCAATGCTTTAATTAAGGGCATCAATAAGGTCATCAAGATTCCATTTGATGGAATCAACTCGGCACTAAAGACCATCAAGAATATCAGCATTCTGGGCGCGAAACCGTTTTCGTTCATTAGTACTATTTCCGTTCCCCAGATTCCGCAACTTGCTACGGGCGGCGTAGTCACAAAGCCCACCTATGCAATGATTGGTGAAGGCAAGTATGATGAGGCAGTTGTTCCTCTTGGCGATTCGCCCCAGATGCAGGAGCTGGTTGATAAGATCGCAGAAGCCGTCAATGGTAACGGCAATGGTAACGGAAGCGGTAATACGCCTATTGAGGTTCATGTATATCTGGACGGTACTGAGATTACAAATTCTCAGAATCGTGCAAACCGGATGTATGGTAGAACTCAGCAAAATGTCTAAAGCATAAAGGAGGTGCCTCTTATGGTTATGGAAGTCAATGGTACAGATATCACGCAGTACATGAGTTACAAAGGCCTTAAGTACACAACCTTTGATTTGGACTCCGAGGAAGCTGGCCGTACCTTGGATGGTAACATGGTTCGTTCCCGTGTTGCCACCAAGGTCCGGTGGGACGTACAAGTGAAGCCGTTGCGCACGGCGCAAATTACTGCGTTGATGCAACTCATCAGCGGCGAAACGGTCTCCGTCCGCGCAACGGACCCCGTGTTCGGGTTGCGCACAGGCACGTTCTATTCTAACAATAATTCCATCGAGATGGAGATTACCAGTTACGACGAGGAAGGAGAGCTGTGGAGCGAGTTCTCGTTCCCGCTGATTGAAATCTGATGACTATCAATGAATACGAATTCAAAGTAAACATTGGCGGCACAGATTACGGCATGGACAAGCTGACGAGCGCCCACATCACTCAACCGCTCTTCGACAAGTTTGATGTAGGCCTCGCATGTAGTGCCTGCTTAGTACTTACGTATTACTTCGATCTGGAGCCCGCGAAGGCATCCAAGGTCGTAGCGTATTGCCGCCCGAGATACTCAACGGATGATTCCGCTTGGAAGCAACTTGGTGTCTTCTACGTGGATAGTCGTACAAGTAAGTCTGGTCTGAAAACCCTTACGTGCTATGATAGCATGATGCGTTCTGATGCCACCTTTCTTAAGGATGGCGACGTAGGTGAATGGCCCCGTAACATGAAGCAGCTTGTCTACGACCTTGCGGCGTTCATGGACGTTGAGCTTGACGAAAGAACCATCCCGCAACTTAACGCTACGTACACGTACGATTATCCTAACGATGATACAGGCCGCACGATCCTGCAGTATGTTGCAGCAGCGCATTGTGGCAACTGGATTATCACATCGCAAGATAAACTTCTCCTGGTCCCTCTGTTTTCGTCCATGCCGCCGGAGACCTATTATCTGGTGACACAAGACGGTGAGCCCATAACATTTGGTGATACGAGGATTCTGATAGAATGAATAACAAATATTATGTTGGCGAACAAGCGAAGAGTATCACAACAGGTACTCAAGACAATCCTATTAGTAAAGTCATCTTAACTGGTGAGAACGATTCCGTTTTCATGGCCGGTGATGATACCGGCGAAGTCTTTGAGGTTTATGTGCCTAACGCCACTCAGCAAATGGCTGACGACATGTTGGCTAAGGCGAAAGGGTTCAAATATCAAGGCTATGCTGCCGAAGGTGTCTTCCTACCTCCCGAAGCTGAGCTCGGCGACGGCATTACGTTGCGCGGGGTATATGGCATTCTTGCAAACCGTGAATACTCATTCACACCTAAGCTGGCCGCAAGCATCGACTCTCCCTACACAGAGGAGAGTGAGCACGAGTACAGCTACGAAGGTACCTACGCGAAAGACCTTGCACGTAAAGTCACCCTGGGCAACTATTACCAAGGTGTCAAGATTACGAAGCAGAACGGCATCGAGATTGAAAAGACCGATGGCGAGAACGTTACTGCCCGAGCTATTTTGAATAGTGAGCAAATTGCTTTCTACAACACCAACGGGGATGAAGCCTTTGTCTTTGATTCTGCCTCCGGTATCTTCCGCGTCACACAATATGCCGACATTGAAGATGCTTTAAGTGGTAGTGAAGCCTGGTCACAGATGGAGCTTACCGCGGAGAGTCTTCAAGTCCAGATCTCCAATAACGATGGCGATATTTCCTCCCTGCAGCAGACTGCCAGCAGTCTTCAAGTCCAGATCTCCAATAACGATGGCGATATTTCCTCCCTGCAGCAGACTGCCAGCAGTCTTCAAGTCCAGATCTCCAATAACGATGGCGATATTTCCTCCCTGCAGCAGACTGCCAGCAGTCTTCAAGTCCAGATCTCCAATAACGCAGAGGATATTGCATCGATTGATGCCTATGTAGATAGTATTACGCTCAGCGTGTCAAATGCCTCTACGTCCAGTACAATTCAACTCAAAGCTGGTAGTACACTCATTTCGAGCCAATCAATCAGCATGAGCGGCCTGGTTACCTATACAGGCCTTGCTGACGGTACGACGACAATCGATGGCGGGTGTATCACAACCGGTACCATCAATGCAAACCGCTTAAACCTCACAGGTGCCATCTACTGGAGCGATCTTTCAAGTGGTGTCCAAGGAGAAATCAATGATGCCTATGACTTGGCAAGTAACGCTTATGACCTTGCTGAGTCAAATGAGGTCCCGAGCTACATTCACAGCACCTACATTTCGAGTACGGAGATTCGTTCCCCCGAAATTTACGCCAATTCCCTGTATGCATATTCAGGATCTAGTTCCGGTGGCTTCTACTTGTACGGACGCTTCATAAATAATGATTACTGCATGTTCTCAGTAGAATGGAGCGATGCAGGTACACCTTATACATACTTAGATGTACCTTGTGGAGGTACCTTGGTGTTCGGGGGTAGCTCAGAAAAGCTCATGTTTTATGGTAATGTCGATTTTAGCCACGCTACCGTAACAGGCTTATCTTAAGGAGGATGTAATATGACAATGCAGATGACACCTAGAAAGATCATGGGAGCCTATAAAGCAATCCATGAACTGATTCCAATTGTACTGCCGTATAAAGCGGCCCGCCAGATTACCAAGCTCAAAAAACGCCTGGTCGAAGAGTTCGAGACGGTGGTTGCCCAGGAAGAGGCCCTCGTACAAGAGTACGGCGGCCAGAGAGAAGGTAACCGCTACAAGTTCTCTGACGAGCAGGTTGCGCAGGACTTTCAGGTCGCCCATACGGCTTTCCTGAACCAGGAGGATTCTATCGACCTCCCGCATGTCGACCTATCTTCTTATCAGGACATGATTCGTGTCTCTATCGGCGCTATCGAGGCTCTGGAGGGTATTGTAACTTTCGAGGAGGATTAAGATGGCTGACAAAAACATTGGCTTGCTGCCCCAAGCCCCAGAGGTAAATGATACCTCACTCTTGGCTGTCGAACAGGGCGGCGTTGCGATGAAGATGACCGGTGCTCAGTTCAAAGAGTTCGCCAAAAAGTCGACTGAGCAGTATGTCGAAGGCGCCCAGAAATCCGCGGAAGCGGCGGCTAAGTCCGCAACGGACTCCGCAGGCAGTGCGGACGCTTCGGCGAAGTCCGCCCAGGAAGCAGCAGATAGTGCTGAGGCCCTTGCAAAGGCTGTCCAGGATGCTTCCGCAAGTGCTACGGCAGCAGATGCCTCTGCTAAGAATGCCCTAAAGTATGAAGAGAACGCAGAGACTGCAGAGAAGAATGCAAAGGCCTCAGAAAACGCGGCAGCCACTTCGGCCCAAGAAGCTGCGGAAAGCAATAAAAACGCCCGGGCAGCGGCCTCAGCGAGTTCCTCTGCGCAACAAACCGCCGAACAGGCGGCCCAAGATGCATCAGCTTCTGCCACCGCGGCAGAGAACTCTGCACAAGAAGCAGATAAGAGTGCCGATACCGCTGTGCAGTATAGTGGCAATCCGCCTAAAATTCAAGACGGTACTTGGTGGATCTGGGATGCCGCGAAACAGAAGTACGTCGACACCGGAATGGTTGCTCGAGGCGAAAAGGGCGACACCGGCGAGAAAGGCGAAACTGGTGAACAAGGCATTCAGGGCGAACAAGGTCCTCGAGGCATCGATGGTGTAGCTGTCGCGGCCGATGGCCTTTGGGCCTTCAACGTAAATGAAGAGGGTCATTTGATTTTGGCATATACAGGTGATACGGTACCTGATGCACAGATAAAGGAAGACGGACATCTGTATATCAATCTTTAATAAGGAGGAATATGTAAATGCCTGAACTTGATTTGGGTAAAGTCGTGGGCGATCCTGGACCGACTGGGCCCGCTGGACCTACCGGAGCTACGGGAGCCAAAGGTGAAACTGGTGAGCAAGGACCGAGAGGTCCTGAAGGCCCCCAGGGTGAGCAGGGCGAAAAAGGTGAGAAAGGAGATACAGGCCCCGAAGGTCCTGCTGGTAAGGATGCTACTATCAACGGCCAGAACGTTCTGAACCTCATTGAGGGTGATAATATCACTCTGGAACAG